CCTCCTGAATGATTTGCTCCGTCCAGTCAATCGAATCGACGATGACTGTCTGAAACTCAGACTCAGAAACTTGATTGATGGCCGTGATTAAGCTCGTAGCTGATGTCAGGATCGGGCCGGTGGTCACATCGACATGACTGAAGCCATCCTCTGTTGGCAACAGAATAGGTTTCGGCCATTCCGATGCCCATGTTGTTTTACCGACACCATGCAAACCGTAGATTAGCGTTCTACGCTTTGTCTGCTTAATTCCAGACTGTAAATGATCAAGATAACTCATCTTCTTCTTCCTCTTTTACTTCCTCGTAACAAATAGCAATTTCCTCTTCCAAATCATCGACTCTTTCAAGCATGTCAGGATCTTTTCCAAGACCCCAGTCAACGCAGAATGTAAGAATCGTTTTCCTCAAAGTGTCGCACTCTTCGTGATCATACATTTCACTGTAGTGATCCAACGCCTTTTCCGTTCTTTTCGCATCATGTCTGAACATCGACTCTAAGACGATGTCGAGTATCTTTTCGGTGCATACGGTTGCAGTTTTCTCAAGCTTGTCCGCAGATGGACTGTCACCCATCGAGGCAAGAAACTCAGCACGCTCTCGAAGCTGAACTGCTTTAATCCTGAGAACGCAAATAGCCTCGCGTTCCGACCACCCGATTTCGTACAGCCCAGAGTTTTGCATTTTTTACCTTTTCAATCCGTTGCTTCAAATATCTAGGGGCAACATCGCCAAGTCCACCAATCGCTTCTTCCGAAGAAAGGCTTTCACCATTCGCAAAAATCACATGGCAGGTCAACTGCACGGATGACTTACCCTTCTTTAGCCAAGCATTATGAGTGATATAGTGCAAACTAACAAGCTGATCGACTACGTGGCTTTCAACGTCTGCGCATGCTGCGCAGTTTGTGTAGTCATACTCAAAGTGCTTGGTTGCCTCAGTAACGACCCTTCTCATTCTCACATCGAAGTGAAAGTCGCTCGGGCCATTGTCTCGCATGTATTTGACATGTTTGAAAAACTCAGGTGGTCTCATCAATATCTTACTTTCCATATTCTCCTCCTTTGAGTAATCGACTTGGCATCTCTGCCACAACTGAATAGATGTCGAGCAGATTTCTATACGTAGTCAAATCTGATTGGCCGGGACAAGGGCATTTTTTTGTCGCGTTGATCCTGACCTCTATCTCGGCCATGAGATGGTTCACTGCTCGCATGTATCCTTCGTTGAAATCTTGATTCATGTGTTCTCCTTTTTCTGAATCGTCATCAAGTGATATAAAATGAATTTGCCTACGTCAAGAAAAAAATTCTAAAATTTCTGTTTTTGCTTGACTTTTAAGCCCCCTAGCTGTTAAGCTATCTGCCTTGCTTGGCTTTCGCTTTCAAGCACGGAAGGCAAAAAGCAAAAGAGCAGGAAATAGCTTAAACACCAGCTTAAAGGAATTTTTGTGTTTGGCTTTTGGAAGGCTTTCACGATTCAAATTTATCGTGAACTGAACAATGGAAATAACGGAAGAACAAAACATTGGACTTCTGCACACAGGGATCGGAAGGCTTGGAGAAAGTCTTTCGATTCAGCCATTGTCATATTCGGTGATGGAAGCACGACTGCTTTCTACGACCACATCATGGCCCCACCTGACTATCAACAAGGTCTTGTCGTCAGGCGTGTTCTTGGCACAAAGCAAAAATTCTATGATGCAGACTCTGTACTGCGTGGCAACGCCAAGGAACTGATAGATGGATTGTGCGAAGCTGGATTAGCAAAAGACGACAATATGAAATACATCCCGTGGGTTATTGGCGATCAAGACGGTGATCGTCGAGAGATCGGGCCATTTACTGAAGTCGAGGTTTGGAAACAATGATCGTCTGCCGAAAATGTAATCAACAAAAGAATGAATCTGATTTCTATTTCAGGAAAGACAATCAAAAGTATCGCACAGACTGCAAGTGCTGCGTTGGGAAAAATAGAAGTAGGTATAGGAAAGAAAATCCAGAGAAAGTAAACGCCGCGAACAGGCGTAGCTATAGCAAGAAGCCAGAGCATTACAGATCAGCAAGAAAATCTCGTCCCAACACTACATTTGTTCAAAGAGCGGCAAGTGCAAATAACAGGTCTATAAGCTTCGGGACATATGAAAAATTGACTTATTCCGAGGTTCGCCTAATCATCGAAAACAGTGGACATGCCTGCTATCACTGTGGCAAGTTATCTGAAAATGTCCATCTCGATCACATAAAACCGCTGTCAAAAGGCGGATCGAATAGACCTCACAATATCGTTGTTTCTTGCCCAAGATGTAACGCAGTGAAAGGAAGCTCATACGATGCCGAAGCGTAACAATGTTCTTGTGGTAGGTGACTACCATGCTCCAGCAAACCTCAAAAACTACGCAAAGTTTTGTCACGACATCTACGAGAGATGGAATTGCAACAGAACTGTAATGATTGGTGATTTGGTGGATAACGCAGCATTGAGCTTCCACTTAAAAGACCCAACGCATAAAGATCCAATAGCTGAATACAACAAGGCAATGAGAGAGGTAAAAAAGCTCGTTGACCTATTTCCTGATAAAGTTGATTACTTGCTAGGCAATCATTGCGTAAACCCGTACCGATGGTGCAAAGAAGTTGGCATCCCAGAAGAGTGGATGAGATCACCGAAAGACATTTGGAATCTCCCTAAAACTTGGAAGGTCTGGCCTCGTTATCACCAACTCGTGATTGACAACGTGATTTACCAGCATGGAGATCGAGGAAGAAATTCAGCTATTTTGAACGCCAAGGCAGAATTTAAGTCCTGCGTGCAAGGTCACTATCATTCCAAAAGTGGCGTTGAATTTTACTGCAATAAAGAGAAAAGAATATTTGGATGCCAAGTCGGGTGCGGAATTGACTATACGAACAGTCAGATGAACTACTCAATACCCTTTACAGCAAAGCCTGTTGTGTCTTGTGCGGTAGTGCTTGAAGGTCGTACAGCTATCGTGGAGCCAATGATCTTATGAGCTTACTCGACCTCTTTGCTACGTTCCTGCAACCTATCTTTGATCTCGTTCCAAGGGTAGCAAGAAGACCTGCATCCAACGAATGGATGATCGTAGATGGATGGATAAAGGGTGTCAGGATAGGCTACAGGCCACTGCTTCACTGCCCAGCAGTCTGTCATGTCATTTACTTACCCTCCTGCGAAATCCCTATTGATTGCGGGATACAAAGAGTCACCACTGCTGATGGATGCAGTATCGTGATCAATGCAACATGCAGGATCATCATTGCTGACCCGATCCTAGCTAGAGATAAAGTTGATGAGCAGTATGAAGAAGCAGCGGCCATGATTGCTCGTAGTCATATTTGTGACTTAGCATCTGGTCACAACTTTTCGCATGTCATTGAGCTAGTTCAAGAGTCGGTTTGCACCGAAGCAATTTCAGACGATCTTGCCGAGATGGGGATGGAACTGATAGCCTTTAAGGTCGAGGATCTACAGCGTGTGATCCCGATAGGCTCAGTATAGCTCAGGGACGCTCTCCTCGTCCCCCTGAGCCGCTCTCCTACCCACGTGACATCTCTATCGCTTTGTTGACTAATCGTGTAGCAGCAGCCTTCCTGAGTGCCGTAGGGATTCCTCTGAAGACCGGAATCAAGAGATCCGATTGAGACATCAAGTGAGATACAATTGTGTTCTTGCGTGACTCACAGCCTTCAGTTCCCCATCTGTCCATTTTCTTAGAGAAGTCTTTGCACCCACAACCTTTCTTAAACTGTACTACCCATTCAGGAATGAGAGACTCTAAGGCTGATCCCGGTTTGTTTGTGAAGGTCATCAGTTTCTACTTCCAAACTGTATCTGAACTCCTAATCCAGTTGCGGCAAACCATGCTGGCACTGATCCCGAATCAATAGGTATTGACTCTGTAAGGCTGTTTCCGGTTTTGAAGTCATTAGCCGATGAGTCGTAATACATCAAATAACTCTGAGATTTTCTATCCGCAGTAAAACTTCTGCCTATCATATCCTCTGGCTGCGTCATAGTTTGCCGTCCCCAGAATGTAGATGTGTCGGTGAAATCAATTCCTGCGATGGTAAATGTATCGTGTGATAGGTTTGTATCTGTCTGTACCTGACCTACACTTGTATCGGCTTCCCAGCACTTAAATTCGATGTCGCAGTTTGTTAAGGTTCCACTGAAAGTAGCTCGAATGGCAAAGTGCGTATGGTTGGCTGGGAATGTTGCACCGGGATCAATAACCTGTATCGAATCAACAACGCACCCTTCGCGAGTATGGTTTACGATAGTCATATCGTTTCCGCCATGCACGTATGTTGTCGAGTTTGGGTAAAACGAAAGAGCAAAGTCACGAAACGGAGATACCTGCTGAGATGCAGGCATGTAATCATGAAAAGAGTTGTATGTTGCATCATCAGTGTCAACAGTATCTAACGAAACGCTGCACAAATAAGTTTGCTCAGGATCGCAAGTTGTTCCTACTTTGGATTCAGTCGAAATCGTTGCTTTTTTCAGAGTCCAAATTGAGTGATCGTCATTCAGAGTGCGGTAATTATATCTAACTCGAAACTGCTGAAATGCGTTTGCATCATTGGTGAGAGTGTAGTCTGGTCTGATACCAAGGTAGCTATCTTCGATGATGTCCATTGAGTTCGGACTTGCAAAACCATCATGGTGTGAGAGTGCTTCGTAGCTTTCCGTAAACTTTCTTTTTACATTCCATCGGTTCGCATCTGCATACCATTCAATCACTTCCCACGGTTCTCTAGCTATATCAAGAAACTCGGTTCTAAACGGATGCGGATAGGATTGAAAGTTTCCGCTGATGTCGTCGTACCAGTCTTGGATATATGCGATTGTGAAAAGATTGCCTGCACCATATTTTTGGGCTGCCGTCGGGCTGGAATCTTCTCGAAAGTGATAATTGCTGTTGGTAGGGTCTGCAAGATCCTCGACTCTTGTAAAGAAACTATCTAAATCTATGTTGGATCTCTTTGTTGGATAAAGTTCCAATTTTATCCTCTGTCCCCAGTCTAAGTCCTGACTGACGAGCGAGGTTACATGAGTGACAGAAAGCCCGCCTGTAAGCGAATAGGTTGTGGTTCCTAACGTAAACACATCGTCAACCCTGCTTGTCTGGCCATTCGCATAATTTGGAGGATTCGCAACTCTCGTCCCGTTCGTGAATACGAGTAGTGGCTCGAATGTGTAGCTTCCGTTCGCACCACCGGAGAAATAATCGTAATCGGTTCCTGCTATGTTCTCTCGTTGATATGGTCCAGAAACGACCGTCACATACCGCGAGTCCGCTTGCGTCCAAGGTGCTTTAATTGTGTAGTTGGGATCGTCGAAATAGAAGCTGCCAGCGACACCACGCAGAAACGCTGCTGGGAACTTATCATTAGAGCCGTAAAAGTAGATCTCTCTTCTGTAGAAACTGTTTCCTGCCACCTCTAAAAACTGATCCGTTACTTCCTCGAAAAGCGTTTGCCATTGAGCAAGAGTAGTGAATTGATAAGTTGAAGAAGCAACAGCACAACCTGATCCACTTGTCGGGATTCCTTTGTAGGTTGCATGTCCTGTGTATCCTGCTGGAATGTAATTGCTTTGCGTCCACCCTGCATGACGATCCGGCATACCATCCGCTAATGCGTACTGAGTCGAGCTTGCGAGAGAGTCTTTGTACTCAATAGGATCGTTCGGATAAAAAGAATGGCTGTTGTATTCGACGATTCCCTCAAAAGCATTGTTAGTGTCTGGATCTGAGGAATTGATGTCGAATTTTTGCCGCCTTCTGTAATATTGCAAAATGATACGCGCATACTCGCCCTGATCCCATGTCGCAGAACCATGCAGACGAAGCTCATCTCTGGTCTGGGAATAGAGAACGTCAACGACTTCCGTGTATGTAATTCCGTCAGGATTCATCGTTGACGAAATGATCGTATCGCTTACATGCGTGTTTGATACGTTTTTGAAGAACTGTCCGCCACCAAAACGATCCGTATAAAGAGTCGTAGAGGTTTGCGTAAACGTAGGGTTCTGATCCCAGCTTTGTGAAACTACTGTTTCGCTGACGAGAGAACTGTCGGAGATCAACCTGACCCGCTCAACTCTTTCCCTGTAGTCCGCTGTTGCGGTTCCCTCGACATACAGCGTTCGCATGTCGATGGGTTCTAGCTGCACATACTCAAAGTCATGCTCTGTTGAACACACCTCTGGCTCTGGGGGAACACCATTACAGCAAGTACACCCCGGACTGTGTTTAACTGGCATCAGGTGCAATCCTCCGCATCAACTATCCAGTATCCATTGTTGACAAACTTGCAGGTGATATAAGCACTGCCGCCAACAGCAGTACCAAATGGATTGTAGACAGTCAGTTCTCTCGTTGTGTCAGACATTGTTCCATCAGGCTCGATTCTTTGAACGACAATATCTGTAGCTTTACCAGCAACAGTGCCTGATCTAGCAGGGATGCCGCTTGCTCCGGTTTTGCATACAAGTGCAGGCATGCCTCCAATCTGCTTTGGGTCGGCAGGTATTCCTGACTGACTTGATCTTTCGGCCTGTTTAATAAAGTTCGATTGCTGTCTGCTGATGAAATACTTCATGTTTAAGCCTGCAAGAACGAACCAAAGTCGATTGAGTCCTGTGTTCTGAATCTCAGGTAATCAGGGCGTTCTTCATTTGCTGCGGCAGGCTCACGCTGAGTTCCGTCAGTATTGATGTAGCCAGTTGTAACATTACCGTCTTTCACAATAGGCTCAGGCTTGCCTCCAGCAACGTCAAGCTTATAAGTGTCAACAAGTGGTTGAACGTGATCATGGCCATAGACAGTTCGATTTGCTTCGGTCGCATCAACTCCCGGCGGATAGAAATATCTTTCCGAAAGCATGATTGGATAAGTAACTTTTGCCCAAGTTGCTACGCTATTGTTCGCAAGCGTCACATCTTGTTCGGTAGCTTTCACAGCACCTATTAACCAAAGACCTGCATCCTTACTTCTATATGTACTGCTGTTTGTCTTAAACGAACGCTCAAGTATTTCTTCATAGGTCACAAAAGGCTCGAACTGTGTAATGGTAAGCCTTATGGTAGGTATTGTCTCAACCACTGGTGTTTGGAAAGGACTTCCCGTAGGTAGCTTCCAACATTGCTCTCCATCTTTGTCTGAATAAAGAACTCGGTCATAAGAGCCTATCTCGATAGACACCTCTGGTGACAAATCCTCTGGAGAAGATGGTGGGGTTGCAGTACACTGCTCCGTTTCAATTGGCCCAGTTTCAAAATTGCATGTAATGTAGAATACATTTCCATTCTTGCTGTCCCTTGTTACGTCTTTGCTTCTGCAAACAGCAAAAGGCATGGACAAGCCAGTACGCTCAGAATACCAAGTTGACCTATTCACAACAGGAAGCCTTGGGTCACAGGCAATATGTGCTTCAGTCACTTGGCTAAACTGGACTGTCTCAAAGCTAAAGCCTTTCTTGACAACCGCACGATAACCTTTGGTTGCCGTATGATTGACAAGATCTTTGCCACTTGAGTTCGTGCTTCCCTTGATAGAAAACGATGTCTCAAGTGTTTCGTTTATCTCAATATACACAGACTATTCTCCGTAATAGTTCCACTTGGCATCATCTCTCTGTTGCTGGGTATCTTGTTGCAGATTGTTGAGCATCAAGCTAAGGATTCTATTGCTTTCCCTTCTGTCTTTTGCCGCCTCTTGCTCAAAGATGACTTGCTGTGCATCTCTTCTAGCTTGCAATTCCATCTGCCTAATCATGTTATATTCTTCAACAGAGCCTGCTTCAAAAGATGCTCCAGAACCAGCGTCAGCAGATTCTGCCAACTGCTGCTTTTCTTTCATCTTAGCTCCAGCCTCTCGTTCTCTTGCTTCCGCTTCTGCGTAAAGCTCGTCTTCTCGACGCTTTGCCTCTTTGTCGATGCCTTCTAGCTCTTTTCTGTATTCATCATCTATCTTCTTTTGCTCTTTCTTGTCGTCTTCAGCTTGCTTCTTTGCATCTTCCTCTGCCTTCTTCTCAGCCTCCAAGCGTTCTTTTTCACGCTTGTTAAATTCACGCTGTGTTCTTAACTGCTCTTTCTGTTCTTCAGTAATGTCTTTTTCTTTGAGAAGCCTTTCAAACTGAATGTCAGCAAGCCTTTCTTCTTCATTGAATCGGTCATAGTAGCCTTGAAGTTCGTCAGCTAACTGCTGTTGCATTTCATCAAATGTTTTCGCACGCTTCTCTGCAAGCTCTAACGCCTCAAGCTCCGCTCGATTCCTTTCCTTATTTGCTTCCTCGATTTCGCTTTCGAGCATAGCTTGACGTTCTAGCTCCGCCGTTTGGCCAGTTATGATCATCCAGATGTTGCCAAATAAAATGGCCATCTTGTGAGTAAATCCCCAGCCTTTACCAATGCCCTCAATAAATGGCTCGATTGCATGAGCCAAATACTCGATTCCTTTCATCACCGAATTGACAATCCACAGAAAGCGAACCATTGCATCTTGCATCGGCCCGCCAACGATTCTCCATATCTCAGCAGCAGATGACTTGATTTCATCCCACTGCCCAGCAATTGTGTTGCTGCGTTCGGCCATAGCTTGATCAGCACCAGTTGTCTCTCGTATTCGCTGGAGTGCTTCATCAACTTGAGATGCAGTTATTTCTCCACGCTCAGACATTTCGCGAACCGTCTGCACGCTTTTACCAAGTATATCAGACAATGCTTGATAGATTGGAACATTCGCGTTTGCAAACTGGTTTGCTTCTTGGGCTTGGAGTCTGCCTTTTGTCATGACATCAGAATAGGCTTTCCCGATCAGCTTCAATCGCTCAGGATCACCCATTGCAAGACCACCAAGCTTTTCTGCAATATCAGGGATCTGGTTTGCAGAAACACCTAGCGTCAACATCCTAGCCGCAAACTCTTGCATTTGTTCAGTGCTATAAGATGTCTTGGCAGCAAATTCTCGCATCTGCTCGGTAAGCAGTCTGGCTCTTATCTTGTTGCCACCTAACGCAGCAGCAATCTTAATCTGAGTCTGATCAAACTTGTCAGCAGCCATTGCAGCGGAAAACAATGCTTTGCTAAGAACATATACTGCGGTTGCCGCAGCAGTTGCTTTTGCACCAACTAATCCAAAAGCACGAAGCAGACCTTGAAACTCAATTGGAAGGCCAAAAGCCATTGCAAGGTTTCCTGCAAACTTAGACAGCCCGCCATTTACTCCATCCATCGCCTTTCCGACATCCTTGAACATAGCCGAAATGCCACCCGCTGCACCAAATTTCTGGATGTACTTGAACTCCAGCAATCTATTTGCAGCACGTTGTCTCTGAAGGCTCGACATCCTCTTTTCATGAGCAGCCTCTTCAGAAGCAGCTTTTTTTCTTCTCTGTTCAGCTTTGGATCTAGCTCTCTCAAGCCAGTCTTGCTTTGATTTTAATTGCTTAAAAAGATTGTCGGCATCTCGCTGCTCCCTTCGGTCAGCTTGAGCTTGCGCCCTTTCTATCTCCTTTATGGTTTCCAGTTCAGCAGCAGCGGCAGCTTCTTGCTCCCTACGCTTTCTCTCCATGCCTGCACGCATGAAGTTAAGGGTCTCCTCCTGTTTCCTTCTTAACTCCTCCTCTCGCTTTAACTTCTCTTTATGCTCTGCTTCGGCAAGCTTTATGTTTTCAGCTTCTGCCTGTTTAGCTGGGAGGTCTTCGAGCCTCTGCATTTCATCGGCTAGAAGCTGAGTTTTATTTATTAACGCATCTAGAGCTAAGTCTTGACCTTCAAATGGCTCCTTAGCAGCAAGCTTGTCAAACAAACTGTCGATAGAGTCTATCTCGGCTTGCAGACGCTCAATGGGAGTCGTCGTATCCTTGATAGCAGCAGCTAGGATCTTCTGTTCAGACTGAACCTTGGAAACGCCACGAGAATATCCTCTAGGATCGAGGATCACCTCTGCGTACAACGCCCCGATTCGGTTTGATGCCATCTGCTAGTTGCTCCAAGTGATTATAGAGGTTGTCTCCACTGAGCTTAGTCTTAGATTTGCCAGATGCCTTGTCATACGCTTGTCGCTCAAGTTCGCTTTTATGCACGCGATACCCGATCCACCAATCAAGTAAGGTGGGACATGCGTTCATCCAAGATATAGGGTCATCAATGCCGAGGTCTTGGCATATCGAAAATGCCCAAGCTAGTCGATGGTTCTTATCGAACTGCTTAGCTATTTTTTCGATACGCCGAGGATCTTTCCCTCGCGGGCAGTGACCCATTCTTCGATGACACTGACGATCACATCAATCTTGAGTGCATCAAACTCCATCAATTCTTTCAGGTCAGATTCCTGAAACAAAGGTTCGCCGTTTTGATCACACAGATGGTCAATGACCGTGTACAGTCTAGCTTTACGGAGAGCTTCCCTAGAAACTTGACCGTCTTTTCCATACAAAGAAGCAAGCCTCCTAGACCTTTGGAACTCGGACACTGGTTTTACCCAAGCGTCCTGTCCAAACACTTTCTTCGGTAGCTTCTCTGGCTTAGTGCAGACTAACTCATCCAATAATTGCTTCTTCGTCAAGCTCATCATCATCTCCTTCTTCAAAAAACTCTGGTGGTAGTTCAGGTGGCTCCACTGACGCGACCAATTCGCGTTCCATTAGTTTCGCCACTTCCTGCTCAATCCATTTAGCTGTGACTGGATCAACCTTCTGAAAGAAGATCAGCTTGCTGCCTTCTTTCCATCCAATTAGTCCAATCTTTTGGCGTTCATCGCCTTCACAAACAAAGACCCAGTACTGTTCATGTACTACTTCTTTCTTTGTCGCTAAATGGATTCCTACATGAGTTTCAAGTTCGATATGTTGAGACATGACTTCTCCTTGGTGGTGGTGGTGTTAGTCATCTACTAGGAAATAGTTGGGCCTGTTTCGCCATCGAAGACAAACGTAAGGCTGTTTTCCATCAGTCCGTTGATCTCAAGAGATCCGCCGGAAGACGATGAAACAAAACCAGTACCAGCAATCGTGTACCCGGCTTGAGTACCGTTTGACGACAATGCACTAGCGGCTGGGACGGTGATTGTTAGAGTGTCCTGTGCGCCGTCTGGAACTGTTGGTGCGCCGACACTAACGAAAGTCACTTGGACTTCACCAGCGTCAACAAGACCACCTGACAGTTTCTTCATGAAACCGCCAGCAGCATCTTCCAAGCAGCTTGCGTCAATGGCTTCAAGAGAAAACTCAGGAAGAGATACTGAACGTACACAACCGATTGCACCACCAGCCGTCAAGGTGACGGTCGTTCCCTGTGCGTGATAGCCTTCAACAGCCATTTAATTACCCTTATTTTCTTGCGTAGTTAATGATGTAATCTTGGGTACACCAGTACCCACGTTGGTCTGATCCATCAGTAGGCATAATCATTTCCCATGATGTGCCTGAATCGACAGTCACTCCTTGGATCGGATGAGTGCTGTCTGATGATGTGTAACCAACCAAAGCGTCTTCAATCGCTTCTTGAGCGTCTTCTGCTGCACTTCGAGAATCACACACGATGTCTATTTTAAGGCGTGACTCGTAGAGCTTTACTTGGCAATTATCAATAGTTGCCCTTGCAGTCGTATTCTCGATTGTCATAACCACAAATGGCAGGTCATCATCTTGCGGAGGGTTATCTGCATAGATGCGTTGATTGACAATTGAAGTAATTGAAGGCTCTGCACGAAGCATCGAAATCAGTTGAGGGACTGGTCTCATCCGAATCCTCCGCCTGTTCCGTTTACTTCATTCATATCCACTTCCCAGCGTTTGAGTGCCTTGATAACTGCATCTCTCTGCTGCGGGATTGTTTTGTTTGCTGCTGGCCCCATAAAAGGTCTTGCCTTCAATGGTGCGCCTCGCTGTGCCGTCGTCCTTTCTCCGGCTCGCTTGTATTTGACAAGTGCGTTCAGGTTCAGCTTCGATTGCCACCATTTATGGTTTGGCGCACCAGACTTTCGCCCTTCTCTTGGCTCATGTGTGTGTGCAAAGTTTTTGTCTTTATCTGAGCCGCTGTTGTAACGAGGGCCAACAATTTGACTTGAAAGAAGTCCACCAGCTTTCCTGCTGATGTTTTTCTTTATGATTACCCCTTTGTCACCAAGCGATGGACTGTTTCTGCCACGCTTGTCAGCAACCTTCTTTGACCACTTCTTTC